ACTAATAAGGCTTTGTTTCCTGAGTTTACAAGTGACTTAAACACGGACTCAGATATCAAGCCAGTTGGTGGATGTGGGAATAGAGGTGACTACGATAACACAATGATGGTTATTTAATGGCAGACCAAGAAATAAATATAAAGTTAAACGGTATCGCTCAGATACGTTCGGAACTTAAAGCCTTAAAAGGGGAGTTAGCTAACGCAACGGACCCTAAACAAATGGCGGACCTCGCAGAAAAAGCGGGTGAACTTTCGGACAAACTGAAAGATGCTAACGAAAGGGCTGCGGTCTTCGCTTCGGGTTCACGTTTCGAGCAAACGTCTAACGCTTTCGGGTTGATGTCTTCGCAGTTAATGTCAATGGACTTCGAGGGTGCTGCCGAATCGGCTCAATTGTTCGCAGGTAACTTAGGGAAAATTGACGGAAAGACGATTTCAAGTTCTTTGAAGGGGTTAGGTTCTACGGTTGCGAGTGTTGGTGGTGCGTTTCTTAAGTTGGGGGCGCAATTACTTGTTAACCCTATATTCTTAATTGCTGCGGTTGTGGCTGCTATTGTAGCAGGTCTTTACATGTTAGCCGAAAGACTTGGGTTCGTGACTAAATTCGTTGACTTTTTGACTCAAGCATTTAAACCACTCATTGACGCGGTTAAATGGTTCTTGGACTTAATGGGTTTAACGTCTTTTGCAGCCGATGAAGCACTTGCCAAAACTACCGCAGCACTTGAAGAGGAAAAAGAAAAGCGTCAAGAGGTGCTTGGTTTAATGGACCAAAAAATTTCCTTGTTGGATGCCGAAGGTAAAAGTACTTTAGCGTTACGAATTGAGCGTAATAAATACATGCAAGAGGAAATAGCGAACCAAACTAAAGTTTTGGAGTTTATGAGTAACAATTTCTTAAACCAAACCAAACTATGGAAAGACACAGTCAAAGCCAATAAAGCTAAGGCACACGAAATAAAGGTTGAGGAAGTTAAACTCAACCAAGAAGTTAAACAAGAACAAGAAAAAGCCGCCGCAGATTACGAACAATTTTTAGCTGCTAGGTTAGCAGCTACACGTTTGATTCAGGACCTGCGTGTTGGATTAATGAAAGACGGAGTTGAAAAAGAACTTGAGGCAAACCGACTTAAATACGCTCGACTTCAAGAGGACGTTTTGAAGAATGAAAAGTATAACGAAAAAGAACGTATTGCTTTAAATGAGTTGTATGTAAAGGAGGCAGAGCAAACGGCTAAAAATATAAATCAAAAGTACGTTGACGCGGAAGTTAAAAAGAATGAGGAACTCGCAGCGAAACGAAAGGAAGAACAAGAAAAAATAATCGCAGACCAAGACGCACTATTTGCAATGCGCCAAGCGTTAACTCAAACAGACCAAGAACGAGCCATTGCACAAATAGTTGCTGAAAGTGAAGCTAAATTAGGCATGGCAGGAATAACGGCAGCCGATGAGATTTTAATTGCCCAAGACACCGCCAATAAAATAGCCGAAATAGAAAAGGCCGCAAGAGATAAAAAAGCTGAAGAAGAAAAGGCCGAGTTTGAACGCAAAATGAAGATGGCCGAAGACTATGCAAATTCAGTCAACAACCTCGCAGAAACCGCCTTTACAATATCAAACCGATTCGGAAAGCAAGACGAAGAAAGCAAAGAGAAACGAGCAAAAAGACAGTTTCAAGTCGCTAAAGCGTTGCAGTTAAGTATGGCTATTCTTGACGGTTACAAGTCAATAACTGCCTTTTTTGCAAGTAACTCATTAACAGTTGCAGGTATTCCAAATCCGGGTGCTATTGCTTCATTTGCTTTGACCTTAAGTTCAGTTGTCGCGAATGTCGCTAAAATTGCGAGTACTCAATATGGTGCTAAAAACGGAAACCCTGCAGGCGGTGGAGGTGGTGCAGGAATGGGTGGCGGCGGTGCTACGCAAAACGCTGGAGGGGGTGCGCCTTCGTTCTCACTTTTCGGACAAGGTAACAACATGAACACCACGGGCGCAGCACAAGACGTTGAGAACAATAACAACCAACTCACGGTAAAAGCGGTGGTCGTCGAAAGTGATGTAACAAGCACACAAAATAAGGTTAAGAAAATGCAAGAAAACGCTACATTATGACAAGCTATATAACACTACTTTCTAAAATAGAGCAATTTTGTAACGCTCACTTGCAAATTAAAAAGTATGGGGGTGAGTTTCGTGAACAGATGCCTAACTTTTCTACTAAAGACGAGAAGTACCCGGTTGTTTTCGTTGAACCTTTGAGCGACCTTGAAGACTTAAACACGAACCAATTTAGCATAAACGTTTACTGCGTTGACATTATACAAAAAGACCGCGCCAATTTAAACACTATTCTAAGCGACTGTCAACTCATATTGAAAGACATGTATGTTTATTACATAAACGACATGGACGCGCAGTTAGATGTGGTTGGAACGGCTACAATGACACCTTTAAATAACTACGATTTAGATTACGTTGCTGGGTGGGTAATGGGTATTACTTTTGAGGTTGCTACTTATGGACCTTGTGAAATACCAATGGAACCGATTACCCCTACACCCGTAGAATGCGCAGACGGAAATGTCGAAAACTCGGACGGAAGTTACACGGCAACTGTCGCAAGTGGTGGTTTATTAGTTTTGCCCGATGTGAACCTTGTAGTTAAAGACCAAGATGGAAATATACTAAGCGACGAGATTTACCCAAGCGTTCAAGACGAAGAAATAATTGTAACACTTCCTGCGTGTGAACCTGCTACCTACGACCTTTACAATTCAGTTCCTACCTTAATCACTTCGGGTTCTATTGACTGCGGCGACAACGCTACAATAACAGCACCCGACGGAATTGTACACATTAAGAAAGAAGATGACGGCACACTTGCCAATGTAAGCACACCTTCAAACGCTACAACTGAGTACATTATTCAAAACAATGACATCACGGTTAACGGTGGTAACTTATTTACTATTCACGCAGAAGAGCCGCTTGATATTCGATTAAAGAATCAAACGGGAGGTACGATAACACCGCAAAGCGTAACGCACAACGGAAACCAAGACCACGTAGACATCGTAATTAATACGTCTTCATTTATGCCCGTGGGCGCGACCTTGCAAAAGACGGGACAAACAACGTCCTATGCAACGGGTGACGATGGCGCAACGCAACGCGGAAGGCTCACGAATTTCACGACCTTGCCGTTTAATAACCCTCACGGAAACACGAATAGGTTTACAAATAAAAATGGCGGTCAAGGTTATGGCGGTGGGGTTGCTATTGATTGGTCAACGTTTAACGGCTCAACGGTACTCGCTTACTATTTTGGAGATTCAACTACGCGTACTTGGACGGCTCAACTTACCCAATATACAAGTAGCACGATTGAAGGATTGAACGGTTGGCAGTTATTTAATATTTATGAAGCTATGAACATCATGAACTTCAACTTTCCGGGTGGCTTTCTTTACAATTACGCACCATTCAATTTAACTAGACGTTATATGTGGGTAAGTACCAACCAAACGGGGGCAAATGGAATAAGCACAGAGACGGCAGGACCAAACCCATTTACTACGTCTTCAAAAATATCGGGACTTTGGGGTATTTGGGTGCGTGTGTGTAACGTGAATGGAACTACAATAAGTTAATCTATGGCAAACTATAAATTTATCTTTTTCGAAGAGACAATAAGCGACCCAACTATAGAGGTGGTTTATATTACTGACGACCTTAAAAACAAAGCGTGTAGAGTTGACGTTCTTTTGTCTACACCTGCACAAGATTATGGTGTGAACTTAGATGGTTTTACGTACACTTCGACGTTTACCACTGCTGAGGTTGTTGAGTGGACTTTTCACGAGTTAAAGAAGTACGAAATATGAAGTATTTAATCACGGGACTCGTTGCGGTTTATTCCTTCTTTGCGCCTATCCAAGTTATTTTATTAGTCATTGGGTTGGCTATTTTCTTAGATACCTTTGTCGCGGTTCGTTTGACTACGGAAAAGTTTTCAAGTCGTCGCCTTCGTCAGGGGTTAGTAGGTAAAATGATTACATACGAAAGTGCGGTTATTCTTTTCTTCCTCATTGATTTTGCAATGGTTAACGACATGGTTAAAACCGTCTTTTCAGTTGACTATACACTCACAAAATTGGTTGGGTTATTCCTTGCCAGTATCGAAGTGGTTAGTATTGATGAAAAGATACGACGAAAATACGGGGACGACAAAGGTTTCATTGCACGTTTTAAGTCGTTTATCAAAAAAGCCAAAGCAATCAAAGACTCGTTTTAATGAAGTACTTAATTATTTTACTATTGGTGTGTAGTTGTTCAGTTAATTACCACCTCAACAAAGCAATCAAAAAAGGTTATCGGTGCGACACTATCAGCGACACCATCCGGGTAACAAAAGTAGATAGTTTCCTTATATGGAAACATGACACAACGTATTGGGAGAAAATAATCACGTCAAAAGATACTATTATTCACTACAAGACTTCCTACATACCAAAAACACGCTACGAAATACGCTACGATTACAAGCGATTTAACGATAGTTTGAAAGTAATTCGATTAATGTATAAGGACTCACTACGAAACGCGCTTAAAACGGCTAAAAATGACGTTAAACGCGAACGAATAGTACAACGCAACAAGCCCGTGAGACAATTTAAACAACTATTTGTTATTTTAGGGTTTCTGCTCACTGTGTTTTTTGTCTGTGTGATGTTAAAAAAACGTGTACTTTAGTCAAAAAAACCTTATGAATCTAGAAACTTACGTTAAATTTATTAAGAAGTGGGAAGGTGGGTTAAGCCTTGACCCTTCGGACTCTTGTTCCTCGATGTATTGCCCGACTCCATTGAAGGGTAAAAAATACCATACTAACATGGGAATTTGTTACAGCACTTGGGTTGGTATGTTCGGCACTACAAACGACGAGCGGTTCTTAAACATGAACTCAGAAGACTGGTTTAAGATATTCAAGAAAGGCTATTGGGACAAGTGCAAAGGTGACGAATTCAAATGCTTTTCCGTTGGAGTCATCGTTTCGGGAATGGCTTGGGGTTCAGGTCAACACCGCGCAATCATAACACTACAACAAGCTTTAAACAATTTAGGTAAACACGTTGCCATTGACGGCAAAATCGGACCGCAGACGTTGAAGGCTGCGAATGAGTTAAACGACCGCATCTTATTCGATGAGTTAATTAGACTTCGTGAAGCGTTCTTTATTGCAATTAGTAAGCCCGGAATGAAAAACGCAAAATTTAGAAGGGGTTGGTTGAATAGGTTAGCCGACTATCATGAAACGTTTAGACCATGACACGCAAAAGACTATTTTTCGACATTGAGACAAGCCCGAATATAGTCACAAGTTGGCGAATCGGGTACAACCTTAACATCTCACACGATAACATAGTAAAGGAACGCGCTATTATTTGCGTGTGTTGGAAGTGGGAAGGTGAATACAAAGTCCATGCGTTGACATGGGACAAGAAACAAGACGACAAGACCCTACTAAAAAAGTTTATTCAGGAACTCAACAAAGCAGACGAAATAATCGGACACAACGGGGATAGGTTCGACATTAAATGGTTGCGTACACGCTGTATTTATCATGACATTGATATGTTTCCTACATACCGCACCATTGACACGCTTAAATACGCTAAAAGTGGGTTCTATTTTAATTCTAATAAACTAGACTATATTAGTAAATACTTAGGCGTTGGTGCAAAGTCGGACACTGGGGGCTTCGACACGTGGAAAAAGATTATTTTCGACAAAGACTCTGAAGCTTTAAACCACATGGTTGAGTACTGCAAAAACGATGTCGTAATTTTAGAAAAGGTTTACGACAAATTACGTCCTTATTCTAAACACAAAGTCAACTATTCTACGTTGCGAGGTGGCGAACGTTGGGAGTGTCCTAACTGCGGAACTCCAAACGTAAGATTAAGCAAAACTTATACGACAGCTGCAGGTACTATTATGCACTCATTGCTTTGCAAAGACGGATGTCGTTCAGCTTATTCAGTAAACAATAAAGTTTACATGGACTGGCTCAAGTACAAAATGATTAATAATTTATAGTATCTTCGTACCACTTCTTTTTTTCATGTTAGGTTTATAGGGGTAATCTTCAGGGGTTACCCTTATTTTTTGTCCTATTCCGTCACACATTTAGCCTAATTTTGTGACAAAACGCAAATTCCTAAAAAGTTTTTTTCGTGCTGAAACCCTTGTAAACATTGACTTTTAGAAAAAACCTTAATTTTTTTTGTTAAAAAAGTGTCGACAAGTATTGTGTATTAATTTTAAAGCAGTAATTTAGCAAAGTCATAAGGCACAAAACAAAAAACAAAACGAGATGAAAACAAAAATTGAACAAGAAATTAAAGATTTACAAAATGCGTGGAAAAACGGATTTTCTGGAATGAGTATTAATGAATACACAACAACATTACATTTACTATATCAAAAATTAAAATCAGTAAAATAATTAAAACGGGGGGTGCGCATCCGTAACGCACGACAAAAACAAAACGACATGAAAAACTTAATCAACTATTTCACACCACGCAACGCCGACGAGCGTAACACTTTAGGCGGTCTTTTCGCAGGACTACTTATCTTATCAATCGTATTTTATTTTTACTCACTATAATTTTTAAACCATGACAGCTTACGAATTTAAACAATCAGTAATCATCGAGCAGAAAAACGATAAAATTGAAGCACTTATTGAGGGCTACAAAGAAATACTTAGACAACTAAACCACAACCAAAAGGTCGCAAAGACGGACGCAGAGAAAACCGCTTACTACACGGCAAGAGACATCGTAGAAAGCACAATGATAGAAATAGCAGATATTAACGTAACCGATATTTAACCATGTACGAAATAGTAGAAGTAGCTTGCAAGTATTGCTCAGGAACTGGAGTAGGTGAATATATAAGCGAGTACGGACCTTTTGGGTTCTCAGTAAAAGACGAATGCCACGAATGCGAAGGCGAAGGAATTAAAGTAACATTAATAGACCCTTATGAAAGTAAAGACTTTGAGTATTAAAGTAGACCTCAAGACGTTTGAGGAAACGATTAAAAGACAGTTAGCCATCACCCACGCAGACCGTAAGAACTGGTGGACCAACTACAACGCAGAATTAGTAAACAGAATTAGTGAAATTAAAAAAGCAACGACATGAAAACACCAATTGAACAATTAATTGAAGACCTAATAAAACATGATTTAATCAAAGCGGATGGATTTACAACCACGCTAATGTTAAAGGCAAAGCAAATTGAATACGAACAAATACTTAATACTCATAAATTGGCTAAATTTTTTACAAGTGGTGATGAGTATTACAATACAACCTTTAAAAAAACGAACGATGAAACGATTTAAAGTAATTTACAAAGGCTTCGCTCACAAGACTTGGACCGAGATGTACAAAATAGTGACCGCAGTAAGCAAAGAAGACGCACGAAAAAAAGCGGACTTATGGGAAGGAGTAATCATTGACATTTACGAGATATGACACCAATAGAAAAAGCACGAGATTTAGTTGGAAATTTTTATATAATTGAAGACAGTAAAACAAATGATGACGCATGGATGGACTATTATTTATCTATACGTTCCGCGCAAGTTGCAGTTGAATTAGCACTTGAGTTTGCAGGTGGAGATATGAATGAGCAATTTGATAAAATACTTTATCTTGTTGAAGTAAAACACGAACTTGAATCAATGCTTATTAATCAATTAAAACAATGAACAACGACTTAAAACTCATTTCTTCCATCGCGATACTCCCGGTACTTGCCGACTTTTTAGAAGACCTAAACGAAGACAAAGCGTTCCGCACCGAAATGAAGATGGCAACGCAGAACTTAATCAGTCAAATTCGAAAACTCGATGAACGCGTAATGAAGAACGCATCACAAGAGACCTCAGAACAACAAGTAAACATTCAAATAGCATTTAGACAATGGTTAAGAACGGCACAACATACGGAAGAAAGATAAAATATATTCTCAGCAAACTACCAAAGCGGTCATTTTACACGATGCACGAGTTTTTTCTAGTTTGTCCTTACACTCACGAGGAACTAAAGATAGCCAACCGCTCACGCGACCGAATGCAATGGCGACAGCTTGGAATGGCTTGGGCAACGTTGACCGGGTTGTCTTTAGCTGAGTCGGGGAAGCTGTTTAACAAGGACCACGCAACGGTTATTTATTCGCAGGAAATGATAGTTTTGGCTCTCGACGGTTATCATCCACTCCTTGCGGAAAAGTTAAACGAGGTGCTGGAGTGCATCGAAATAACGAATGCTCACGCGAATGATTATAATACCGCTTTGATTATTTCAGCGCGACGTATTGAAAGCCTGTTGAAAAATAAGTATTCACGAATTAACCGAATTAGTTAGATAGTACTTAATATTGTAGAAGGTTCGCTCTCACATTATAGAACTTAGGATGTTTTTAACAACCCTATTTACAAGTAGCGAGGTGAGAGCCGTGAAAGTGAGTAGGGTTTTTTATTTAACACAATTTTTATGCGAAAAGCGTTTAATTTTTATCGAAGCTATTACGATGTAGCTAAAGAACTTTCCAAGAAGGATAGAGAAGAATTTTTAATGGCTATACTCCAAAAGCAATTTGAAGGAATAGAACCAGAATTAACGGGCATGGCTAAGTTTGCTTATCTTTCACAACAGCACTCAATTGACTCACAAGTAAAGGGTTACGAAGACAAAACTAAAGAGAAATTAACCCCTATTGAAGGGGGTACAGAAGGGGGTACGCAAGGGGGTTCGGTACAAGAGAAAGAGAAAGAGAAAGGGAAAGAGGAAGTAGAATATACTATTATACACCCACTCGTTGAATACTTAAACACTAATTGTCCTCAGGTGCAAGGTTTAGCCTCGCCAATAAACAACTTGGACGCTGTACGTCTGTTAGTTGAATTTGACAAGTACGATTTAGTTGAAGTATTTATGGCGATGGAAAATACTAAACAACTAAAAAGGAAGTATAATAGTGCTAATTTAACCGTACGTAGTTGGATAAAAACACGACAGAAAAGTAATAGTACCTTCGGACAAATTAAGCAACAAAATAAAGTGAAGGCAGCATGGGAATAGAAGGCTTTAAGGTCACAGAACCTAACGACGTACTAAACCAACTCAAAACCTACCGAGATAAATACCACGAACGAGGGAAGTATTTAGGGTTTGAAAGTTTAGATAAACATTATTCAATGCAGTTAGGGAATTGCACCGACTGGACGGGTTTCCCCATGAGCGGAAAGACTCAAGTGTTGATGGAGTTACTTGTTAACGCATCGATGTTTTATTCGTGGAAACACTTGGTATATTTTCCTGACGTTGGGAATAATGTCGAAATTGTAGCGGACTTACTCCACAAAAAGACGAGCAAATCATTTGACCCGAAGAAACCTAACACCATAACGGACAAAGAAATCGAACAGAACTTGGAATGGGTTTTATTCCACTTCAAAATCTTAACACGAACGGATGTAAAAGCGAAACTTACACCGATGCAGTTTTGGGACTTGGCAGCCGAAATGAAGAAAACCGAAGGACTTGAAACAGCAAGTATAGATTCTTGGAAAGACATGAGCCACCCATACGATGAGTTTGGAGGTTATGCGACTTATTTAGAATTTTGCCTTCCGTATCGAAATCACATTGCCGAAGAAAACAACCTTCATTTTCACACGATTATACACCCAAAGTTGACGGACAAAGACAAAGACGGAAAACGGAACGCACCCGGTCCTTACGACTTGAAAGGAGGCTCGGAATGGTTTAATAGTGGTAAGTGCATGATTACGGTACACCGCCCTGACATCAATAGCAATGTAGCCGAAATCAAAATGAATAAGATTAAGCCGCGTTCGGTTGGTCAAATTGGCGATGTGGTTCTTCACTTCGATGTGAATACGCTCACTTATTACGAATTAGATATGATTGGACCAAGTGACCTACAAAAAAGATACGCATCACCAAAGGGAGAGATTAAAGTGAGTAAATTAGTACCAGAACTCAACAACTTCTACGGACCAAAAAACGAATACATTAACGATTTACCTTTTTAATTATGAACATAACCGATAAAATACAAATCACGAACGAGGACAACATAGAGTTAATGGCTCGTTACCCTGACAACTACTTCGACCTTGCTATTGTTGACCCTCCATACGGAATAAATAAATCTTTAAAAGGATGGGGTAAAGATACTGATGTGCGACCATTTGGGAGGTTATATCGTGAACATAGTTGGGTTGATGAATTGCCTACAAAAGAATATTTTGATGAATTATTTAGAGTTTCAAAAAACCAAATTATTTGGGGTGGAAATTATATGACAGATTTTTTAACTGCTCAACGTGATTGGATTATTTGGGATAAGAAACAAAGTGATGCTGTAAATTTTAGCATGCACGAAATGGCTTGGACAAGTTTTAACCATGTGCCAAGATTATATCGTGAAGCTGTTGTAAGTGATAAATTACATCCAACTCAAAAACCGATTGGTTTGTATAAATGGCTTTTGACACAAAAAGCAAAAGACGGAGACAAAATCCTCGACACCCACCTCGGGAGTGGAAGTATAGCAATAGCTTGTCACGAATACGGCTTCGAATTAACCGCTTGTGAACTGGATAAAGAGTACTTTGAAAAGGCGGTTGAGCGCATCAAGAACCACGTTTCACAGCAAAAACTATTCTAATGAAAGAACTCGACATTTTAACCGCACAAATAAACCTGCGCACACTTGACCAAGCGTTGAGCATGAGCATTGACGACCTAAAGACAAAACACACGCACCGAGTTGACTTAATTAAGCCAATGGAAGAGCGACAAATCGAACTTAAGGAAGCCATGTTAACCTTCTACCGAGTTTGCGAAGACCATAAGCAAGTCGTGAAGAAATACTACGCAGTTTACGAAGAGAATTTGCGGTTAAGAGATGAAAACACAGAACTAAAAAAGTTTATATGAACAAGAAAATAAAAGTAGGTAGCGACTTTTCTGGAGTTGGTGCATTTGACCAAGCATTAATGCGTTTGGGTATTGATTACGAAACTGAATTTGCGTGTGACATGGACAAATACGCTAGAACTACATACATCCACAACTACAAAGAACCTAAGTATTACCCTAAAAATGTTTATGACCGTGAAATACCTTCCGAAAGTTTAGACATCTATATGACTTCACCTCCATGTCAGGCGTTTAGTTTAGCTGGAAAGCGGTTAGGTAAAGACGATAAAAGAGGTATTTTGTTCTTCAACTCACATGAATTCATCACTAAAAATAAACCTCGATTTTTTATATTTGAGAATGTCAAAGGTTTGCTTTCAGACGATGCAGGTAAGACCTTTCAAGAGTGGGTGAATTTACTTGGTGGTAAGTCCGTTAATGGTTTGCATATCTTATTTCCTTACGAAGACAGTGTGCCTTATCACATTTACTGGAAGGTATTGAACGCAAAAGAACACGGAGTTCCACAAAATAGAGAACGGGTTTTTATAATTGGAATACGAGACGACCAAGATAATAACTTTAGGTTTCCTGCTGAAGAGCATTTGACAAAACGACTAAAAAACATACTTGAAAATGATGTGCCTGAAAAGTATTTTTTGAGTAATGATGGAATAAAGAACTTAATTAAAAATCAGGAATATAATAAATTTAACCCATTAGAAGAAAATAGTGAATTTACTAATGTAATAACTGCAAGATGTTCGAAAGTTAGCAATGACAATCCTTTTTTAAAAATTGGAACTTGGCGAACACATAAAGATGGACAAGGATTTAGAGAAATTGAAGATGGTAATTGTCCTACAATACCTGCGAGAGCAAGGGAAGATGGCAGCGGACAACCTGTAATACAAGAATTAAAAATTTTAGATTGTTATAATAATAACATACGAAAAGACGAATGTTGTGGAACAATAACGCAACATTGCTCAAGAGAAGGAATGACTAATGGTTTTAAAGTAATTGAAAATTATAAGATACGCAGATTAACTCCTAGAGAATGCTTTCGATTAATGGATTTCCCTGATACTTTCGATTTTAGTTGCGTATCAGATTCACAAGCTTACAAACAAGCAGGAAATAGTATAGTAGTGCGAGTATTGGAGAAAATCATTAAAAATCTTTCGTTATGAAGTCATGTAAAAAATGTGGAGAAATCTTTACACCATTCTCGACCTTAGACAAGCACTGTTATGTGTGCAAAAAGACGGAACAAGCCCTAAAGAACCTCGCCAAAATCAAAAAGGAAAAAATCAAAAAGCAAAAGGAAGACTTGTTAACCGTCTCCGACTATCTTAAACTTGCGCAACAAGTGTTTAACAAGTGGGTAAGATTACGAGACAAAGACCAACCTTGTATTTCCTGCGGTAACACCCTCGGTAGCAAATACGACGCTGGACACTTTTGGAGTGCAGGAGGTCATTCTTCGGTGCGTTTTCACCCGGACAACGTCCACGCTCAATGTGTCAGCTGCAACCAACACAAACACGGAAACTTAATACCATACCGCGAAGCCTTAATAAAGAAAATCGGTTACGATGGATATTGGTGGCTTGAAAGTTTTGCGCACGACACGAAGAAATGGGACAAGGAAGAACTAAAGGAATTAATAGCAACCTACAAAAAGAAAATTAAAGATGAAAATTACTGATAAAATTGAAATTACAAACGAGGACAACATGCTATTGATGTCACGCTATCCTGACAACTACTTTGACCTTGCTATAGTTGACCCTCCGTATGGGATAGGTGAAGATGGAGGTGACAAAAAAAGAGGCACTAAAGGAATTAAAACACCTATGTATACGAAAAAAAATTGGGATTGTTCTATACCTAATAAATGTTATTTTAATGAGTTAGTAAGAGTTAGTAAAAATCAAATTATTTGGGGAGCTAATCATTTTATTGAAAATATACCTTTAGCAAATAGTAGTTGTTGGATAGTATGGGACAAAGATAATACGGGGGATTTTGCAGATTGTGAATTGAGTTGGACTTCGTTCAAAACCGCAGTAAGAAAATTTGAATTTAGATGGAACGGAATGTTACAAGGTGACATGAAAAACAAAGAGAACCGCATCCACCCCACGCAGAAACCCGTAGCACTTTACAAATGGCTACTCGATAAGTACGCAAAGGAAGGCGATAAAATCCTCGACACTCATCTCGGGAGTGGTAGTATAGCAATAGCCTGCCACGAATACGGCTTTGAACTTACAGCGTGCGAACTAGATACCGAGTACTTTGAAAAGGCTATCCAAAGAATAAATAATCATGTAGCGCAACAAAAATTATTTTAAGTATGGAATTTAACAACGACTTCCGCTACGACTTACAAGTTGGTCAAGTTTACGAACAAGAGTTTGCTAAATTACTAGGCAGCAAAATAGAAATTAAACGGGACTTTAGATGTTTGGAAACTGGTAATATATTTATCGAATACGAGTCACGAAATAAGCCTAGCGGCATTGCATCAACCCAAGCGGATTTTTGGTGCTATTGGTTAAGCGACAACCATTGTGTATTTATTAAAACCGAAGCGTTGAAGTCCCTTTGTAGGGAATACCTAAACACGAACCGGGACATTTTAGGCGGTGATATGAATACAAGTAAGGGAATTTTGCTGCCATTGAACGACCTAATAAATAAAAATTTACTCTAATGCGTTCCGTATTAAAAATAAAGCGTATATTTGCTGAAACTAATAAGAAAAAAACATGAAAAAAACAGAACAAACCATTGAAGAGGTGGTAAAAGTAACGGGTCTTTACCCAAAACTACACGCTGCAAAGCAAAAAATTGGTAAGGTAGTTAAGAACTCTACTAACCCTCACTTTAAAAACAAGTACGCCGACATTAACGGCTTAATTGAAACAGTTGAACCAGTGCTTTTAGAATACGGATTACTACTTATCCAACCTATTGAAGATGGTAAAGTTAGGACGTTGATTATTGACATTGAAACGGGAGAAACAGCATTTTCAGATATGCGCCTTCCTGACATTCAAGACCCTCAAAAAGTAGGTTCTGCTGTGACTTACTACCGTCGTTATACTTTGCAGTCATTGTTAAGCCTACAAGCCGAAGACGACGACGCGAATAGTGCGAGTGCAACGGTCAAAAACACGAAGCCAACTATTACGCAGGAACGCTTTGAAAACGGACTTACTAAAATCACCAATGGCGAAATGACACCCGACCAATTCAAACAAGCATTGAGCGGTTACCAATTAACAGACTTACAAACTAAAGCACTTTTATTGTTATGACACCAAAAGAGAAAGCAGATGAATTAGTAAGTAAATATTACTTGCAAGTTGAAACACTTGAAAAACAAAAAGAATGTGCTTTAATTGCAGTAGATGAAATTTTATCAATGGGAGGTCATTTGAATTTTGATTACGCATGGGTAGAGCATCGACCTACAGATATCAAAAATTGGTTTGATACTAATAATTCCCAAGTCATTAAAGTAAATGCCTTTTTATATTGGGTAAACGTAAGAAAAGAAATCGAAAAGTTATGAAAATTCGCTGCAGCTCGTTAGGTAAGATAATGACTTCCCCCAAATCAAAGGGGGAGGTCCTTTCACAAACCGCTAAAACGTATCTTAAAGAATTAGCACTTGAGGAAAAGTTTGGTATAAAAAAAGACTTCTCAAGCCGTTACACGGACAAGGGTAACACTCAGGAAGACCTAGCCATCGAAATGGCGTCACAAGTCCTTAATTTACCTTTTGCGCTCAAAAACACGGAATACTTTGAGAATGAATTTATCAAAGGAACTCCCGACCTTATTTTGGAAGACGAAATAATCGACATCAAATGTTCTTGGGACGGCACTACCTTCCCTTGGTTTGAGGATGAACTTCCTAATAAGGATTACTTTTGGCAACTTGTGGGATATTGTTGGCTCACTGGACGAACGAAAGCCCGTGTAGTGTATTGCCTTGTAGACACCCCCGAAGACATCGTGCAGGACGAGATTCGACGTACTTCGTGGAAGAAATTCGAGATTGACGTCACCGAAGAAACAGAAAACGAAGTCCGAGCGAAACACGAATTTAGCCACATAAGCGAAAATAAGCGTGTTAGAGCGTTTCAAATAGAGTTGAATGAGGCTAACATCGAACAGGTTAAAGAAAAGCTGTTACACGCAAAGGAATACTATAACGAGTTAATCAATAAATTATGAAAACAGATAGAATAGTTATCCAAGTCCTAAACCAAATAGCAGACCGTAGCGAAAGAGGGTTAGAGAAATACGGAACGAACCTTGAACGAACCGACCTTGAAACCTTGGATTGGATTCAACACGCCCAAGAAGAGGCAATGGATTTATGCCTATATTTAGAACGAATTAAAGAGCAAATCAAAAACAAACAGTTATGAGTTGTGAACCATTAAACGAACTGCCACCACGAAAAGACGAATACGAGGATGCAGTTGTTGACTTACATTTTCTTTATGACCTATTGAGATGCGAAGGACACGACCCTGAAAGTTCATTTATGAAAGGAATTAAATACGCACACGATTATTTAGATGATAAACCAATAAACCAATAATATCTGCTGCAACCCAGATAATAACGCTGACAGCTCGGAAAGACGAGCAGAAACACAAAATAATCCGTGCGACGGTAGCGGGGTGTTGCAGTTGGGCGAGCAACCATTTTATATGTAGTTGAAAAAGCGTCTGGTGTTTCTATTTTAGTAAATAATTAAAAACAAGTAAATATGAGTTACGAACACAAAGCAAACACGGGAACGCTTTTCCCTAACAACAAAAAGGCGGACAACCACCCGGATTACAAAGGTAAAATCAAAGTAGGTGACCAAGAGTACGACATCGCAGGATGGGTAAAGACCACGGACAAAGGACAATTTTTGTCTCTTAAAGTATCGGAGCCGTTCAAACCCGAACCGCAGAACACCAGCGAAAAGATTGCTAACTCTTCAGGCTTACCGTTTTGAGAATAGCAGAACTAACCGCGCTCAATGGCTTTCTTCGGGAGGCTATTGGGACGCGCTTGGAAACTGAGTCGATGAGGTCTTTTTGTAGACGGTCAAAAGTACAGTCAAGCCAAGTCAAGAAATTACTAAACAACGAAGGCGGCTTAAACACAACCACAGTTGAACGAATAGCCCACGCATTAATTGACTCACTTTATGAGGCGCAGGAAACCAATTGACAAGAACCATGTCAAATATCGGATGAGAAGACGGACCAAAACCGACTACACCCGTTTCATCTTTCAATTACCCGCTTTCGAGCGACTAAACCCCGAAGAGTAACGGGGTTTTTTTGTTGGTTAAAAAATAATCGTATATTTGATTAAAATTTAAGCACATGGAGTATCTTTTTTTGATTGCGATGGGGTGGTTTATTCAAGAGTTTGAGCCGTTCAAGTATTTAGCAGATTATATCTATAGCAAAATGAAGCCTCGTGCCATTACGGAGTACGTTTTTGGCTCGTTGGAGTGTTGGCAATGTTGTACATTCTGGTCAGCGTTAGCCATTACTTGGTCGTTTGAAAAGGCGGTAGTGTCTTCGTTTATTGTTTTCGGTCTTCAACTATTGCATGAAGGATGGATGCGCAGGAAGTAAGCCTATTCGAGACGTTATACGACGAGTTTAATGCTGGCAAGGTCAACAAAGTGACCATTGTAAGGGTAAGAGACGTATACAATAAATACTCGGAGCGTAAAGTAACGTATTGTATGTGTTCATCGGTTCAGCGCAGAATCTATGCAAAGGACTTTTTAACGTGGTATGCGGAGTTTAATAGATAAGTTCTATACTGACAATTATACGCTGTTGGTGAGTGCTGCGAAAAGACGAATCACGCAGTTAAAGAAATCTATTGAGCCTGAAAGTTTAGTATCATCGTCCTATTTGTACTTAGTGGGTAAGGCGGACACCATACAAGAAGACGAAATAGAACGTTTAGCCTTTGGGTTTATTTACTTTGAACTCATGCGCTACAATTCACAAACGAACCTTAAAGAACGGGTTAACTCGGTGGACTTAGAATTTGACATTAGCGACCTGAATAACCAATCGAACAACCTATTACTTAAAATAGATGTAAGCGACTTTGAAAAGACGTTAGATAGGGTCGACGCTATACTTTGGGAGGTGTATTACAACAAGGGAATAACTACTAAGCGTGACCTTGCCGAACATTTTAACATTGACCCAAGTAGCGCACTCATCTACATTAACGAATTAAAGTCAAAATTTAGAAAATATGTTGAAGATAAAAACACAATATAAGGGAGTGAGCGTTGAATACTTGGCGGGTGCTGTCCGGGTGACGAAGAAAATAGACCAACTTACCGAAGCCGACATTGAAACGGCTAAAAAATGGGGTGTTAACTTGGAGAAATACTTTGATGAGGTCACCGAAAAGACGGAAGAAACTATTGAACCTTTTACAATAGAATTTAACGGGGTAGAAATAGAACGTATTATGGAAACATACCCAAAACCTAAACGCAAGCGCAAATGAAAATAAGTAACTTATTCGGGTTCCTTGTAGCTACATTTGTACTAATGTCTGCGTTGAGCCTAATATACAACGACGCAACACACGCTATGCAATTTTCGGGGTGGTCATTAATCAGCTACCTTTGTTACTTGGTGGCAATAACTGGTGAAAATGGCTAAATACTACCTATTAGACGCAGGCAAGAACATGATTAATTTCGCCAAGGCACTCGAAGACGAACTAAAGGTGAATGAAGCGCACGTTGTTTTTTACCTTACAGACGTTGAGGGGTTAATGTGCTTAGAAGAAATCAGCGAAGACGAGTTTTTGGACCATTACGCAAACAACAAAAAGACGAAAGAACAATAATATGGGAAAGCCAAGAAACATAGATAGCCCCGAACACCTATACGGCCTATTTGAACAATACACCGAAGACGTAAAAGGAAGGGTAAGAAGAATACCAAAGGCCACCAACAAAGGGGTGGTTTACGAAGAACATACACCCCCATTGACGATGGATGGGTTTAAGACGTTTTGCAACAAATGGGGGGCTGACATTAACCGCTATTGGAATAATGTAGATGGGGCATTTTCCGAGTATGTAACAATCGTCACGCGTATAAAGGAAGAAATACGCAACGACCAAATTGAGGGCGCATTAATCGGCCAATACAATAACAATATCGTGGCCCGACTAAACGGACTCACTGAAAAGACGGACGTAACTACGGGAGGCGACAAGTTGACACAACCTATTACAGTTAAGATAGTAGGCAATGGAGATACAAGCCACTAACATTTTCTCCCGTAACTGGGAC